ACTCGCTACAAGGTATACAAAAGCATTGGCAAGATCTATGGCTCAAACAAAACAAATCAAAGCAGCGGCACCATTAAACAATGGTCTACCAGGTTTGACTTTCAAATCAGGTGACGGTGTAACTCTTTTCAATACTGCACACCCAACTGTTTCTGGATCTTTCAGTAACACATTGGCAACAGCTGCAGACTTGAACGAAACATCTTTAGAGCAAGCAATGATCGACATTGCAGCACTAACTGATGAAAGAGGTTTAAAAATTGCTGCAAAAGCTACGAAGATGATCATTCCATCACAACTTCAATTTACTGCTGAGAGACTTATGAAGTCTACACAGAGAGTTGGAACTGCTGATAATGATATCAACGCATTAGCAAGTATGGGAATGGTTCCTGGTGGTTACTCAATCAACCACTTCTTAACTGACCCAGATGCGTTCTATCTAATCACAGATGTGCCTAATGGTATGAAGCATCTTGAAAGAGCTCCATTAACTACAAAAATGGAAGGCGATTTCGATACTGGTAACGTAAGATACAAAGCTAGAGAAAGATACGTATTTGGTGTATCTGACCCTAGAGGTATCTATGCATCACCAGGTGCGTAATAAATAATTTGAGGCGGGACACAATCCCGCCTCATTTCAAGAATAGAAAGGAAAAATGCACCCTAAGAAATTCAGAGTTCAGATTTTTGCATATCAAATGCACGCTGATTTCCATATAACTTGCATAGAATCACCAATTGACATAGAAAATGCAATAGTTGACAAGCTAGGAAAAGGTGATATAAAATGGGAGTATCTTGGAGAAATGAACGATCCCAAGATAAAACGAATAACCTATGAGGAGGTTATCGATGGAGAACGTGATGCAACATCTACAGGACCTTTACACGAAGAAAAGAGGTCTGGATCTCGAATGGGAGCAGGAGCATCTTAAAGAGGGTAGATATACTCTCAATATGGTTAAGATTGACAGAAAAGTCAGAGAAGTAATTAGCCATATAAAACTTGCGGAAGCTAAAAAAGAGCATCTGCAAAATAAAATAGAAGGCACTGCACCACAAGTTTCAGTAGCTACTTAGTAAAAAGCTACATCGTTGGAAAAATCCAATCCACATTACAGGCCCTCTTGCGCTCTATTCAAATCTAATATATAAAATAAATCTGTACAAAATAAGTTTACATAGACGCGTACAGCGACGGCCTAAAGACTGTGTAAACGTAATTAGGAGGATAACAACATGGCTACAACTACATTCCAAGGTATCGTTAGATCAAACGGCGGTGCTGGAAAAGGAAATGCAACACCAAGTGTTGTAACTTTATCAGAAGTTATTTCATTTGACCCAACTGCATCAGGTGCAACAGCTGTTAGAATCGGAACATCAGCAACTGCAGGTGAAACATTTGTTTTACCAACAGGTGCTGTCCCTATTTCTTTCATGACTATTGGAGGATCTACAGGTGGTACTAACCCAACAGTTGATATTGGAACTTCTGCTGATCCAGATGGTTTCTTTAACGAAGTTGACAGTGATACTAAAGGCGCATTAAAAGGTGCTGATGGTGCATTAGTCGTTGCAGGAGGAATTTCTGCAGCATCTACTGTTACAGGTATTGTTGGTTCATCTGCAGCTACTGGCGGAACAGTAACTGGTGTATTTACATACACGGTTGTTGACGCTGGTTTAGAAGGTTAATAATTAATTTAATGTGGGGCTTCGGTCCCACATAAATTTAAGGAGAATATTATGGCAGGCGGAGGATCATTTTCAAGTGACCAGAAGTTTACAACACTAACAGCTGATGGTAGGTTTAAAACTATAACAGGTGGTAGTGTAAATTTAGGACCATGTAGAGTAACTTATATATTAGCTCATGGTGGAACTAACTGTTTAGTAAAACTACATGATGGAACAGATGCTACAGGTTCTTTAGAGTTTCAAGCTAAATTTAGTTCTGAAGGACTTGATTTAATGGTTCCCGGTTCTGGTATAAGATTTAGAACAGGAGTCTATTTAGATTTAACTACAACAGACTCCGTAACAATAGGATACACAGGCTAATGAAGTCAGACGTAAAAGCAGTTAGAAAAAGTTCAACAGGTTCTGTATTTGCAGGAAGAACTAGATTAAGAGGAATTATTTTAGCCTCATCTGGTTCTGCAGGTTCAGTTACTTTACAAGACGGAAACTCAGTAACACAGTTTCAAGTAGATGTACCAGCAGGAGATGTATTTGCATACAATCTTGCAGAAGATGGAATTGTATTTGATGGTGGAATGACTGTTTCTGCTCTTTCAAATGCTACTGTAACTGTTATTATAGATAAGTAGGAGGCTAAATGGCTAACACTACCTCTGGAACTCAAGTTTTTGAAAAAAATTTTTCTATTGATGAAATAATAGAAGAGTCTTTTGAAAGAATGGGTATTCAAAACGTATCTGGATATCAGTTAAAAACTTCTAGAAGAACTTTAAACATCATGTTTCAAGAGTGGGCTAATAGAGGCCTACATTATTGGGAAGTTGAAAACACATCTATAACATTAGCAACCGATCAAACAGAATATACAATATTTAGATCTTCTGCAGAAGGAGCTTCTAATGGTGTTACCACAACTTTATCAGCAGGTATAAACAGTAGTGTTACAACTATACCTCTTACATCTGTAACAAACATGCCTTCATCAGGTAAAATTAAAATCAATGATGAGATAATTTCTTACACAGGAATATCTTCTTTAAATTTAACGGGTGCAACCAGAGAAGCGGATGATACTACAGCAGCATCTCATAGTAGTGGAGACACTGTTACTAATTTTGTTAATGGAGCTGATGATATATTAGAGGCTAGTTTTAGAAACGATAATAACATAGACGTTCCTTTATCAAAAATAGCTAGATCAGCGTATCAAGCTTTATCGAATAAAACTTCTACAGGACAGCCATCGCAATATTTTGTACAAAGATTCATAGATAAAATTACAATAAATTTATATTTAACACCTGGATCAACTGAAAACGGTAAGTTTTTAAATTTCTTTTTTGTAAAAAGAATACAAGATGTAGGTTCCTACACTAATGCAACAGACGTTCCTTATAGATTTGTACCTTGTATGATATCAGGTTTAACTTTTTATTTATCTCAAAAATACAATCCGCAAAGAGCCCAGGAATTTAAGTTATATTATGAAGATGAATTACAAAGAGCACTAGCAGAAGATGGTTCATCATCAAGCACTTTCATTACACCTAACTCTTATTTTAAAGAGGTTAACTAATGGCTGTTGGTAAGTATTCAAAATTTATCTCTGACAGGTCAGGAATGGAATTTCCATACACTGAAATGATTATAGAGTGGAACGGTTCAAGAGTGCATGTATCAGAGTATGAGAAAAAACATCCACAACTAGAGCCAAAAAGATTTATGCCAGAACCACAAGGTCTACGTAATGCAAGACCAGATAGAGTTGAACCTGCTGTTGCAAGACTATTAGGACCTAATCCTTTTTCAATAACTAGTGGATCCACTACTGTAACTGTTACAGAAACAAACCATGGCAGATCTACAGGAGATACTATAGTATTTAGAAACGTAGAGGGATCTCTAGGTGGTCTAGCACCTTCTGTATATCAATCTGCATCTGGTTTTAGTATTACTGTTACAACAACAGATAAGTATACGTTTACAATAGGATCAACTCCAACTATAACAGAGGAATCAGGAGGAATGACAGTTACAGCAGGACCTGTAACTTTAACACCGTAATATGGCATACACTTTAGCAAATTTAAGAACTGATATTAGAAACTATACAGAGGTAGATAGCGGAGTGTTATCTGATACTGTATTAGATACAATTATAAAAAATTCAGAAAATAGAATATATAGAGAAATAGATACTGACGATAATAGAGTCTATGCTACTTCTAACTTAGTTAATGGAAATAGATTCGTAACCATACCCTCAGACTTAAGAAATATAAGATATGTTCAATTAAAAGATACAAACGTAACGCCTAATACTCAATCTTTTTTAGAGAAAAAAGAAACTAGTTACATGGCTACTTTTTACGATACCCCCGGAACTGCTTCAGGTATCCCTAAATATTATGCTAATTGGGATGCTAATTTTTGGGTGGTGGCACCTACTCCAAACGCAACTTATGAAATAACACTGGCATATATGAAACAGCCAATCAGCATAACTAGCACTACCCAGCCGACGACAGCTAATCCAGCGTCTGCGGTAGGAACATATTTATCAAACAAATATCAAGATTTACTTTTATACGCATGTCTCGCAGAAACATATGGATACTTGAAAGGTCCAACAGATCTGTTACAATACTATGAGATGTCTTATAAGAGATCAGCAGCTTCATATTCGATAGAACAAGAAGGTCGAAGAAGAAGAGACGAATATCAGGATGGTGTTATTCGTAATGTTATTAAATCACCATCACCATAATAAGGAGATAAAAAATGGCAAATGTAATACCACATAGTTTTAAAAGTGAATTACTTTCAGGAACGCATGATTTTGCAACTGGAGGAGATTCTTTTAAACTAGCTTTATACACAGCCGGATCTGGTTCACCTTACGCAGCCACTGCTACAGCATACTCTTCAGGAGTTGCTAATGAAGTTAGCTCTGGCGGAGGTAGTGGATATACTACCGGTGGAGTAGCGTTAGCAAGTCAGGCAGTTGTTACTGGAACAGGAACAGCGACAGTTGATTTTGCTAATTTAACTTTTTCAAGTGCAACTTTTAGTGCAGCGTATGGAGTTATATATAACGACGACAAATCAGATAAGTTAGTTGTAGTTTTAGATTTTGGTGGAACAAAGACAGCAACCAATGGTGACTTCACTATTGTGTTTCCTGATCCAAGCACACCATCAAATGCTATTATTAGTTTAACATCGTAGGAATTTTAAATGGCGTTTAAATTAAACGATAGGGTAAAAGAAACTAGTACAACCACAGGAACAGGTGCGTTTACACTTGGTGGAGCTGTATCAGGTTTTGAAACTTTTTCTGCAGGAATTGGTGGAAGTAATACAACATACTATTGTATTTTTCACAATGGAACAACAGAGTTTGAAGTTGGTTTTGGAACTTTAAACGGAGGAGCAAGCACATTAACTAGAACTAATATTATCTCCAGTTCTAATAGTGATGCTGCTGTTGATTTTAGTGCAGGTTCAAAAGAAGTATTTTGTACTGTTCCAGGTGCAAAGATAGGTTTACCAAATCCAGAAGAATATGGTTCTTCATCAGCGCCAAAAATAATTACTGTTAAAGTAGCTTCTAAAACAGCAGCACACCCATACTCAGGTCAAGGATCTGGTAGTGCATATTATTTAGATGGGTTAGAATCTCCTGCATTAAGATTATCTGGCACAGATTCATCTTATAAATACTACTACAGATTTGATCAATCTGATTCTACTAACTCTGGACACCCGTTAAGATTTTATTTAGATGCAGCTAAAACTACAGAGTACACAACAGGTGTAACTAATACAGGAAGTTCACCAGCACCTGGATCATCTGGTGCATATACACAGATTGCAGTAGATGAAACAACACCAAATATTTTATACTATCAGTGTTCATCACATGGTTACATGGGAAATCATGTTACAAGTATTGGTAATAAAGTTAATTCTAATTTAGTTACGATAGGAGATGTAACTGTCGGATCTAAGTTAAAATTACCAACAAACACAGCTAATAAGATATTAGTTGCAGACGGTACG